GGTAAAGAGTGTCGCTCTTGTTGGACTGTACCTCAAGAAAGTAAGTTAGTCGGGTTTGACGCTAGTGGCTTAGAGCTACGTATGTTGGCCCATTACATGGACGACGAGGAGTTTACTAATGTCCTACTTCGAGAAGACATTCACACCAGAAATCAAATGGCTGCAGGACTTGAAACAAGACCTCAAGCTAAGACTTTCATCTACGCTTTCCTCTACGGAGCCGGAGATGCTAAAATCGGAACTATCGTTGGAGGCACTGCAAGAGACGGCAGAACTCTTAAACAACGATTTTTACGAAACACACCTTCTCTTGAAAGTTTACGAGAACGCATTACTAGAGCAGCTGGGCGTGGTTATCTTACAGGACTCGACGGACGACGACTTAGAGTCAGATCAGAACATGCTGCACTGAATACGTTGCTACAGGCGGCAGGAGCTATCGTGATGAAGAAGGCCCTAGTCATACTGGACGACTACGCACAACAGTGGAAGCTTAACTACAAGTTCATAGGAAACATACATGATGAAGTACAGTCGGAAGTGGTTGCAGACCAAGCAGAGAAGTTTGGCTGGCTTGCAGTTGAGTGCCTCAAGGCGTCAGGCATTCATTACAATCTTAGATGTCCCCTTGACGGAGAATACAAAGTCGGTACAACATGGGCGGAGACACACTAATGGAGATGAATAGAAACAGAAAAGGAGACTTTGCGGAGTTCTACGCAGTTACTTGGCTTTGGGACAACGGTTACGAAGTGTTCCTAAACGCTGGCTGCACGGGGCCTATAGACTTAGTCGCTTTTAAGGACGGTGAAGTGAAATTAGTGGACGTTAAGACAACTTTAAAGGACTACAGAGAGGGTTACCCCCATAGAATAGGGACTAGTCGTACCTCTCTTCAGAAAAAACTTGGGGTTGTCTTCTTGTCTTTTAATCCAACATCACGTAAACTATACTGGGTAAACCACCACGAACAAAACGACAAACAACTAGGGTTGGACTTAGCATGAAAAATGTATACACATTAGTAGACGACATCTACAAACTTGTTAAAACCAAGAAGGTAGACAAAGACGTCGACATCGAAGAGTGCATTGAGCAGTTTGGAGAAAACGTCAAGGAATTGATGCGTAAAGAGTTTGGTGGTCGTCGTTTTGACGGACGTAAACTACGCATGTCCAACATTGGTAAGCGTGACAGGTTCTTATGGAACCACTACAACAATGTGAAGAAGTCAGAGGAGATGCAGGGCCACACATTGGTTAAGTTTCTCTACGGACACCTTATCGAAGAACTATTGTTATTTCTTACGAGGGCCTCAGGACATGAAGTTACAGCAGAGCAGAAGCAGTGTGAAATCAACGGCATTACGGGTTCTATGGACTGCAAAATTGACGGTGTTGTCACGGACGTTAAAAGTGTTTCATCGTATGGGTTTAAGAAATTCAAAGACGGCACTCTGGCTTACGATGATCCGTTTGGATACGTCGCTCAAATTAAAGGATATGCAAAGGCAGAGAACCAGACAAGTTTTGGATGGCTTGCGATGGACAAACAGAACGGACACTTAACCTACCTACTGTACAACGAGGAAGACACTCAAGCTCCTGTGTACGAGAAGATAGGCTTTGACATCACAGACCGTATTGAGCATGTCCAAGAGATGGTTAAGCAGCCAGAGCCTCCTGAAAACTGCTACGAGCCTAAGCCAGACGGCAAGAGTGGTAACATGAAGCTGGACATAGGTTGTTCGTACTGTGCGTATAAGAAAGAGTGTTGGCCGGGTCTACGTGCCTTCTCTTACTCCACAGGCCCAAGGTTTTTAACGGAGGTGCACAATGAGCCGAAGGTCCAAGAAATCAACATTTAGAAGCACGTTTGAAGAAGATGTCGCCAAAATACTAAAGGAGTTTAACTATGAACCTTTCACTGTTCCTTACATTATTTCTCGTAGCTACCGTCCTGACTTCGTTGATCCTAGTGGTTTATACCTTATTGAGTGTAAGGGTTACTTCAGGGACGGAGACACGAAGAAGTACACCAGCATCAGGGACTCTCTACCCAAGGGGCAAGAGTTAATCTTTGTTCTGATGCAGCCCAACAAGAAAATACGAAAAGGTGCCAAAATGACCATGTCACAATGGTGTGACAAAGAGGGAATACTATGGTATAATATAGAGACACTACAGGAGTTAATTAGTTATGTCGCTAACGCTAGAGGAAATTAAGGAACGCCTCTTGAAAACCCTTGATCCAGACGACCTACTGGAGGCCCTACAGATAACCTCAGAGCAGATTCTGGACAGGTTTGAGGACAAACTAATTAATAGGCTAGACGTGTTTGAAGAAGAGCTAGAGGAGGAAGAAAATGAGCATTGATGAAGCGACTCCACAAGAGTGGGACTATGCGAGTGCGTTGAGTAAGTTGTCTATTAGGAAAACACCAGACCCTGTAGAGCAGCCTGACCACTACAACAAGGGAGCAATCGAAGCCATCGAAGCAATTAAAGCGTCCATGCCTGATAACGAGTTCAACGGTTATCTCAAGGGTAACGCACTGAAGTACCTCTGGCGTTATGACTACAAAGGTAAACCCATTGAAGACTTACGTAAGTGTAAGTGGTATATTGAACGACTAATCAAGGAAATGAATTAATGGACGCATATCAACAGTACATACACAAGTCCCGCTACGCTCGTTACCTACCAGAGGAACAGCGTCGGGAGACTTGGGAAGAAACAATTGACAGGTACTTAAACTTCTGGATTGAGAAGGGTAAGTTAACACTGGAAGAAGCCAACGGTATCTTCAAAGACATACACGACATGGACGTTATGCCTAGCATGAGAGCGTTAATGACTGCTGGTGAGGCTCTTGACCGTGACAACGTAGCTGGCTTTAACTGTAGCTACCTACCTATTGACCACCCTAAAGCGTTTGACGAGATGATGTACGTACTCATGTGCGGTACAGGAGTAGGCTACAGTGTTGAACGTCAGTACGTTAGCAAGCTACCTGAAGTAGCAGAGGAATTCCATGACACCGACACCGTTATACACGTCGCCGACTCTAAAATTGGCTGGGCTAAAGCTTACAGAGAACTTATCAGCTTGCTCTATTCGGGTCAGCTTCCAAAGTGGGACGTATCTGGAGTACGACTTGCAGGGGCCTCTCTTAAGACCTTCGGTGGTCGAGCGTCTGGTCCAGAACCTCTTGTTGATTTGTTTAAGTTCACCGTTGACATCTTTCGGGAAGCTGCTGGACGTAGACTGTCTTCCATCGAATGTCACGATGTCTGCTGTAAGATTGCACAGATCGTCGTTGTCGGTGGGGTCCGAAGAAGTGCTCTCATCAGTTTGTCTAACCTCACTGACGACAGACTCCGACGAGCCAAGTCAGGACAATGGTGGCAGGACAATCCACAACGTGGCCTAGCAAACAACAGTGCTTGCTATACAGAGAAGCCAGACTTCGAGGCATTTTTAAATGAGTGGAAAAGTTTATACGAGTCCCGTTCAGGAGAACGAGGTATGTTCTCTAGAGTCGCAAGTCAAAAGCAAGCTGCAAGGAATGAGCGACGAGATGCTACCTATGATTTTGGAACTAATCCATGTAGCGAGATCATCTTACGACCTAACCAATTCTGCAATCTATCAGAAGTTGTTGTCAGGGCAGGAGATACGCTCTCAGACCTCAAACGAAAAGTACGTGTTGCGTCTATCCTTGGAACTCTACAGGCTACCTTAACTGACTTCCGCTATCTTCGTAAGGTATGGCAGAAGAACACTGAGGAAGAAGCACTGCTTGGTGTCAGCCTAACGGGTATAATGGATCACCCAACACTATCAGGAAGGAGGGACAAAGGTGTTCTCAAAACGTGGCTTACGGAGCTTAAAAAGGAAGCTGTTGAGACTAACGCAATTTGGGCTGGTCGTCTTAATATCAATGTTAGCACTGCCATTACTGCTGTTAAGCCTTCCGGTACTGTTAGTCAGCTGGTTGACTCTGCTAGTGGCATCCACCCTAGATACTCAGATCAATACATTAGACGAGTCAGAGCAGATGCAAGAGACCCACTCTGCTCCGTCCTTGAAGAGGCTGGAATCCCCGTAGAGGACGACGTAATGTCACCCACTACTAAGGTATTCAGCTTCCCTATAAAATCCCCTGACGGGGCTGTGGTGGCCTCTGAAATGGGT